TTACCAAACCAACCCCAGTTATCTTCTGCTTCAGGCATTGCACCAACTTGTCCAAATGTACCTGTCATAGCAAAAATGATGTCTTGTGTCTTTTTAGTTACTAGTGCAGTATCAACTTTAATCTTTCCAAATTCATTGATAAATTTAGCAAGACCCATTAGAGGTTCGGCAAAGTCTCTTGCAATCTGAATACCTTCTTCAATTGCAGAATGACCGAACCAACCCCAACTATCGTTAGCAGCATCAGAAGAGCCAATCTCACCAAATGTTTCACTTAATGATTTTACAATCATTTGTGTATTTGTAGTAACACGAGCAAAGTCAGCATCTGTAAGCGTTCTAAACTGAGTAGGATTACCATTCTTATCCCAAGCTGTAGGAAACTTAAGGTCTGACATGTATTGAATACCCATTGCAATACCAGAAAGTGCTTTACCCATTCCATGTACTGCCTTAATACCCTGGTATACTGGAGAAGCACCTGAATAATCACCTAAGAAAATCGTTGAAAAAGTTGGACCTGATCCTGGATACTTTGCTCCGATTTCACCAAATGCATCTGCAATAGCATATACTGCTTTGCCTATTTGTTTTCCTAGAACACCATAATCAATCTTAAGATCTTGAAACTTTTTAATACCGGTTCCAACCCACCAAAGTGCCATACCTGCCATAATCATTGCTGGAGCTCCAACATACATACTAGCAATTGCAGCAGGAGGTAACATAAATGAACGTGCAATAGAAAGAAGTGCCCATTCAATTTTAGACATTGGGCGGCCGCCTTCAATGATTTGTATACCCAGTACAGAGAAACCTTTAGTAGCATGGCCTGAATCTTCAAATATAGACTCAGATCCTGATATTGCTTTTGCAAACATTGAGATACCAAGGCCTATTAATATAATAGCCAATCCAGCAAAAATCATAGAACCTGCACCAGCAACAATAAGAGCTGGAACTGGTGGAATACCTGCAAGAGCCATAACAGTACCGACTGTTAAAATAGCCAGTCCTATTTGTCCAATTGTAGTAAATCCATCTGCATTAGGTGGAACAAACGCTGCAAATAGTGCAGTACTAAGAGCTATGATACCAACTGCAAACGATGCTTCAAGCATGGCTGTAGCACCTAGTGCAATTTGTGGAGCAAAGTTTCCTGCAAGCCAAAATATTCCGGCAACAGTAACGATTGTCAATGCCATAAGCCCTAGGGCAGCAAGCGGATTATTTACTATTGCTACTATTACAGCAAATGTAGCAAGGGCAAGTCCTGTGATAGCAACTCCGATAGCAGCATCCTTTAGGGCAGGAACTGCTGTATTAACCTTTTGATCAAATTTATTCTTATCTAGTAGATCAAAGATGGTATACAATGTATACATCTGCAATGCAAATAATCCAACACCTACAGAACCTATTGCAAGTAATACAGTAGCACCGACCATCCATAATCCAAACTTGAATATAGCTTTACCAAGTTGTTCAATCTGCTTTATACCTAGAATGAGTACTCCCATTCTCTTTTGCGCCTCGCTTGAATCGCCGACCATTTGTAGGGCTTCAGCAATCTTTTTAAGACCTTCACCTATACCATCTAATCCAACACCTAATGCTTTAGCAGAAGCATTGCTTACTTTAACAAGTACGGTATTTCTATTACCGAATAAACCCCCACCCTTTTTCTCTTTAGTTTCTCCATTAGCTATCATCTTAAGATACTTCTCCATATTCTTGAATATAGAGAATAGTTCACCACCACTAGTAAGCGTTGATACAAGGACAAATGAATTATCATTTATACCTTTTAATTCTTGAAGTGCTAATTTTTCAAATGGAGATTTAAATAGGTTCACGAAGGTTAGACTATATTTAAGCTATATATCAAAGCTTTGGCATCTTCATAGAAGGCATGCTAGGTGATTTTAAGCCGCTTCCTAATCCTGACATGCTAGGCATCTTAGGCATCTGTGGTTGCTTGAATGAGTTTTTCTGATCTTGGAAATCGTCTTCTTGCTGCTTTTGACCTTTTTGTTGTTCTTTGAGCATATCTGAGAGTTCTTTAACGATGTAGAAGTACTCATAGTATGGGAGTGCTTCAACCTCGCTAGGTTGAATTCTCAGATGATGCATCAAATAAAACTTAGTCTTAAAGAAGTTCTGAAGAGAGATCTGAAATAATGAAAAGACTCTTGATTCCACCTGGAAAGTTAAGCGGTACGAGGACCTCCTCACCCTCGTGATCAACTTTAAGTTCTGGCTTAACTCCGATCTTCATTTGTTCAGCAAGTCTATAAACGACCATGTATTTCTTTTCAGTCCAACCCTGGAATTCAATCTCTTTGTCAAAGATAGCTTTAGTATTGAAACCTCTCCAGTCTTGTGTAATGTATGGTAGAATTTGGATGAAAGACTGATCCCAGTTTTTACGCTCTCTTTGACGAGTTTGCATAAACTTAGTGATTTCTTCCATAACACCAATTGTAGGTGGTGCCATTCTAACTTCACCTGCTGATTTAGTTTGGATTAAGAAAGCTCTTGCTTCCTCATCATAGTATGATTCGATTTGATCAGAGATCTTCTCAACATCAAGGTGCTCACTCTTAAGTTCAACCTTAAATGGCTTACCATTTGAATCGCTTGCTTCGATCATTAGCTTGTTCTCAGTTTCTGGGAACGTAAGATCTCTAATAGCTAGAAGGATAAAGATTCTATCTTCTTCAAGGAAATCCTTGTAAGAAAGAACTCTTGAACCCACTGTGAATTTAGCACACGCCTTAACGATTGAGTTTAGTTTCTCTTCAATATCGACAATGTTTTGTTCATCAATTGTTGAAAAGTGTCTGATTTCAGCAACTCTAGCCGATCTGATTTTTAGTTCAGCTCCGATTGGATAAAACCTTCCTTCAGATGGTAGATTCTCAACATTCATGCTAATCCATCCTAGATGGTGATCCGAAGATTCAACATCATTTAGGAATCTTGACATAGTTGCCTTTCCTAGACCTTGAGACTTAATCTCTTCCGCCATTGGATTAGAAGTCTCCTTTTCTTCGACCATTTGTTTATAGTCGTCTTGATTGTAATCGCTCATAATTTACTTGTTTTTAAGTTGCTTTAACTTGGTTTTGTCAAATGTTTTTTGGTCGTCTGACGTCGACTCTATCTCTAATCTGATTAATTCTCTAATAAATGCTGACATAGAAATCGGGCGTGAACCCTCTGCTATTGCTTTATTGAGAATGATCCTGTTCAAGATAGCAACTTCATCTTCTGATAGAAGAACTTGAAGTTTCTTTGTCAATTTACTTGAATCATTCATATTATGTTGATAATATATTATCTTTTGAAAGGTGTTAAAAAAGAGGGGAAGCGTTAACTACCCCCTCTTTATAGTTAATTAAGTTAGATTAAAGAATCTCTTCTTTCCAAGAGTCACATCTCCAAGTAACTTCCATTTCTTGTGGATCAGCAGCTGAATAGTCACCGCCCTCTAGGAATGGTAGACCTGAAGAGATAAAACAATCTTCAAGTGTTACAGTTCTGAAGATAGCTCCAGTTCTGTCAAATTGTGTTACGATGATAGTACCAACGTAATCTCTCTTTAAACCAAAAGTACCTGTATTTGGATTGTAAATCAAATTGTACCATTGCTTTAGAGTTTTGTACACGTATGCCTCGTTAGCCTCGTTTAGGTTAAGCGTAAATGCGATAGCTACATCTAGTGCAGTTGTGTCTGGCTGTGACGCGAATGAACGAGTTACAAACTTGAACTTCTGCTCTTGAGTACCGATCTCTTTATTGATCGCTAGACCCGAAATAGTCTTAACATGCTGTAAAAGCATGTTAGCACCCTGTACACCAGCTGGGGGAAGGATTGTTACTTCAAACAGGTTCTGTTGAACTGGTTCAAAGTTTCTACCTTTCTTGCTAGTTTGGTCGTTTGAATAGTGTGGTAATGGCATTTCTTCTAAAAGCTTTTTTTATATATCTGTTTAGCTGAAGTTACCTGTCGCAATTTCACCTGTGTTTAGAACAGTTGTTCTGTGAACAACGATTTCTAGACCCTTAACTGGTTCAACATAAGTATCGATGATACCCATATTTGCGTCAATCACATCATTTGTGTTATTAGTTGTGTCCATTACGTTTTTGTAATCATAAACACCAAAATCAGCCTTAACTGACTCTAGGAATGAATCCGCAAGAGTCTTGATCTCAAGTCTTGTTTGTGCAGTGTTGAACTCAAATACGTAGTTCTTCAGAATTGCTGCGATACCATCTTGTATGTAGATCAACACCTCCCTAACATGCGCTGACGATAATGCTGACTGAACAGACTGTTGTGCAGTCTTGTTGCCAAGAATTGTTAGACCAACGCCTCTTTGGAAGACGATCGGGTTGTAGCCGAATGGCTCAAGGATGTCTCTGTCTGACTTGTCGAATGCATACTCTGCACCAACAACACCAGCACCTGAAACAACACCTCTTCTTGGACCAGCAACGATTGCCCATGGTAGAGAATCAGTGTACTTGTCGATGAAGTTATTTGAAACATAAGCTGCAGGTGGAACAACGATATCCTTATTGTTCTCTCTTACGATTAGACCTGGGCCGTAGTAGAATGCATAGTTAGCACCATCTGTGATCGAAGGTAGAGTGTATAGAGCAGAAGGATTCTTATCTAGGTTACCACCAGTTGCAACGTAGTTAACGTTAAATGCACCGTTTGCATCAGTAAATGAAGGATTTGTAGAAGATCTAAAGTCCTTGATGAATGGAGCGTTTACGATAGCTGAAGCATTTTGTCTATTCTTAGCTAGAGATGCAAGCTGTACTTTGTTTAGAAGGTTACCAGCGTCATAAGAAGCGAATGTATCAACAATGTATCTGAAAGTGATATTGTCTTTGTCAGCTAGTGCTGTTCCAAGAGAAGTTGCAGAACCTACTGCGTTTAGGCAGTCCTCAATGCTTTGATTACCTACAACTGCACCTGCGATAACCATAGGAGCGTATACTGTAGAAGCCTCTTCGAAAGTTTTGTATGCACCACCGAATGCAGCTGCTGGAGTTGCAACAGTGTATACTGTGTAAGTTTGAACGTCGAATGCGCCTGAGTCATCTACACTCTTGATGATTCTTGTCACCTTAGTGATTCTAGCAGCTTCAGCTGCATCAATGTATTGACCAACTTTTAGACCGAATGCAGGAACTGCTGCGTCTGTACCGCCGTTAACAGTTAGGTTAGCCTCATCATATGTAAATGTTGCAAAAGATGCTGTTGCAGCGTAAACCCATTCAGCACCCATATCAACATTTCTGTCGCCAGCCCCTACCTTGTAAGATAGAAGATCATATGCTAGTGAGTCATTGTATACGTGACCAACAAGATCAAGCATAGTGCCCGCGTCGTTAGTTACTGCATCTTCATGAACTGCGCAGAAAAGACCTGTTCTTCTTGCTTCAGAGTTGATGATAGTTTCGATGTATAGTTGTGTACCTTCTAGATCTACAAAACCTGGTAGTAGTGAACCTGTGTATTGTGCGATTAGAGATACTTGTCTTAGGTTAGCGAAATCAGCTAGCTTGTCAGATAGAAGACCATCTGCATTGAATAGTTCACCGTAAACTGGATCTGTATCCATGTCAGCAGCATTGAAACCGCCCTTGAATACGAAAACGTCTACCATGAAATCAGAAATTAGATCGAAATCATTTAGGTATGAAGGAACATTGCCCTCGCCATACCATTCTCTTGCAGTAACATCAAAAGGTTTAACGCTTTGCGCCTTTCTAATGAAAACTGTAATGTTATCTTGCTTGATGTTGATGAAACGGATTAGGTAATCTTCGAACATACCAGCAGTACCAACTACTGAGTTAACTGCATCGTCAGATGGAGTCCAGAATTTTTCAGTGTTGAAAAACTTGCGGTACTCATCATCTGTTGTAGCTGCAGGAGAACCGATGAAATCTAGAGCCTCTGTTGAACCGTTTGTTGCAGGAGCTACATAAGAAATTTTATCATCTGAGTCAAATGCAGCTGTGTTAAGGGCCAAAATAGGACCTCTTGTTAGAGCTGCTAGTGCAGATCTGTGGAAGAACATGCCTTTCTTCTCCAAGTTACGGTCAATGCTACCAAAAACATTGATGAACTGTTCAACAGACTCTACTAGTACCGGAGTATTGTAAGGACCCTTTTTAGAGTGACCTACAACCAATCTGATAGTCTCAGCAGGAATGTTAACAGTCTGTGACTTATCGAATTCAAGACGGTATACACCAGAGCTCTTGTATTGTAAAAGTTGTGGACTTAGTGCCATAATTATATAGACTATATTTTTTTTGCTTTATGTATATATCAGCCTTTTAAGATAACTCTTTGATTTTTTGGATGAAATCCTTAACGTCGTGTGAAAACAAAAGGTCTTTGTTTTCTAAAAGTATACTTTCTTCTACATCCCACCATTTTATGTCTAAAAGATCTTTAATAGTTTCATCATCGAATCTTTTTTTGATTGGTTTTGCTGGTGAACCACCTATTATTGTATAGGGCTCAACGTCTTTTGTTACAATTGCATCTGTTGCTATAATTGCTCCATGGCCAATAGTAACCCCTGACATAATAGTTGCTGCATGTCCAATCCAAACATCGTTACCTATATTTATGTCTCCATTTGAAAATATAAAATCAGATGGATCATATTCAGTGTCAAATGGTAAATATGTTGTAACGTTTTTATAGTCATGATTTCCGCTTAGCATAAACTTACAACCCCCTGCAATTGAAACATATTTACCTATATTGATCTTATACTTATCTAAGTGGAATAATTCAGTGTATATCTTAGAGTTAGTGCTTTTAATTATCTCATAGTCTCCAGTGGCCCTAGCCCTAAGAACACTATTTATAAACCCGTCTTCTTGTTTTTTGGTTATTTGAACATTTACAATACTAGGCTTGTTATTAAGGGCTAGCATCATCTGTTGATTAAGATCTAGTGTTATCATAGCTTATTTCAAAAGGTCGTAAATATCGTATTGTAGATCACCATCAATATCTTGATCCTTGTAAAGGATTTGTTCCATCTCGGTATGCATTTCATCTTCAATAACATCTAGAAGTTCTTCTACGAAGTCAGCATAATCAATTGTTTGCAAGAATTCTGATATTGTAACGCAAGACATTAATGTATCGTCATTTCCGTGTTGAGCTCCGTAAGAACCATTTGCCTTTACACCAAACATCGATGCCTCTTTAATAGTTTCATTTTCTGTAAAGTTGATTCGGTTTTCTTCTACCATCTTTTTAAGATTCTGGCACATTACAGCCTTGTTATCTGACTTAATTTTAATGCCAGGCTTAAATGTTCTTGCATCATGACGGTGTTTAAACCTAACGATCATTTCTTCATCAAATTCGTTTCTTTGCGGGAACAGAGTTGTCAGATACTTAATCAGGATAGAACCATATGTGTTGAATTCAATGATCAACTTAACGTTTTCTGGATTAAACACCTCTACTGAAAGTGTATAAAGTACTTTTGCAAAGTCTTCAATAGTATGTTCATTGGATCTAAATAGTCCAACTTGCTCTAACCTAAAGAAGTCATACATAGCCCCTGGATTTGGAAGCAACTTCATGTGTTTATTCTGCATCGGAACAATCTGGAACATATTAATAACTGAATAGTCACCTCCATTTCCTTCGGCAATATCTACTGAGAATACAAAATAGTTCTCACTATCGGTAGCACTCTCAATATCAAAGCCTGGTCTAAATCCAAGGTATCCCTTGAGGTCCATGTTGATGTTTTCGAAATCTTCTAGATCTTCATACTCATATTTGATCATGCCCTTACGTAGCTTCTTCATAGTCTGTGGATCGAATAGAAGGTTTGATGAACTAACGAACTCATTACCATACTGTCGGTTAAACGCATCCTCTGAGCCAAGGTTCTTCAGCTCTCGTTGGTACCATGTATCATCTCTATCAGGGTGTTGCCACCAGTCGATACGCATCGGCTTGTAAGCATTAAGACCCTTATCAGCAGCATCATAGATTTCATAAAACTTATTAAATCCGTTTGGTGTTGATGTGATAATGATCCTAGAAACTTTAGAAGCTGAAAGTGTAGGATAAACGTTTTCATAGAAT